CCAGGCGCATCATTTGATCCACACGGAAAAGACTGGCCCAGCAAAGAAGACAGCCTCGTCGTAGGTTCTTCAGGGATACACGGAGCGATGCACCTAGCCGCATACATGGGCGCCAAATACATCGTGCTCGTGGGAGCAGACTGCGGAACACTTGGAGGAAACCATCGCATCGACGGCTACGTGGAAGGCGACACCCACTGGATCCTTTACGAAATGCACCTGCGACGAATGAAAGAACGCCTCAACCAAGTCTACGGATGCCAGACATACTCGCTAAACCCGTTCATCAATTACAGCCTCGAAGGAACACCATACAGAGGACACGCAACCATCAACTAGAATTGGCACATCATGAGCGGACCAAACTACGCAACGCGCAACCAGATCAAAGCAGCACTACGCATCGGCACCGCTGACACCATCGACGACGAGCTCATCGACAACTGCGCCGGCGCCGCATCGCGCCTCATTGACGGATACTGCAGCAGAAAATTCTGGACAAGCGGAACAGCAGAGACACGCCTCTACACAGCAAGCAACGCATACGTCTGCCAGATAGACGACATCGCAGGAACAGCCATCACGCTGCAAAGTTCAACAAACGCAGATGGAACCTTCAACGTCACGTGGCAACCAAACGACTACCAGCTCGAACCACTCAACGGAAACCTCGACGGCCTCACCTGGTCATACGATCGCATTCGCGCAACAGGCGACTACATCTTCCCAAACATTGACACAAACTACGGCGAGCAGGCGCTAGTCAAACTGACCGCCGTCTTCGGATGGCCCACCATTCCAGAACCAGTTACACAAGCAACCATCATCCAGGCATCACGCATCTTCAAACGATACGACTCCCCACTTGGCGTCGCAGGCTTCGGAGACTTGGGCGCCATTCGAGTGAGCCGCGCACTCGACCCAGACGTCGCGCAGCTCGTAGAACCCTACAGACGAATGCGACTATTCGCGTGAGCGCAACAGTCACAGAAATAAAACATGGCATCGCGAACGCCCTCGCAACCATTTCTGGACTTCGCAGCTACGCCTACCAACCAGACAACCTGAATCCCCCGTTCGCATGGCCCATGCTGGACACAGTGACATACAACGGGGCGATGCGCGGCGGACTTATTACACACGTCTTCACCGTCACCGTTGTCGTTGGAAGGGCAGCAGAACGCACAGCGCAAAACGCTCTAGACGGATATGTGGCCTACGACTCAACAACATCGATACGAGCCGCACTCGAAGCAGACAGAACCCTAGGCGGAGTGGTCCAGAACTTGCTGGTCGAATCAGCAAACAACATCTCAACAACAGAAGGAAACGACACCACCTACCTCATGGTGGACTTCAGGGTTGTGGTCTACGCCTAGATTTATTTACAGGACGAACTCCGCCCTGTTAGTCTTTCATCAAGCAAACACCTCTAGTGCCGAAGGGCAGGAGCAACACAAATGGCAAAGCAAGTCCTCACAAACGTGGCTGTCACTTTCGGAACAGCAAACACCGACATCACTTCATACGTCGCATCATGCACATTGAACTTGACGGCAGCAGAAATCGCTACGACCTCGTTCGGTTCGAGCGGAGCAGTCACACGCATTCAAGGACTGAAGGACCACAGCGTCACTCTTGAACTCATGCAGGATTATCCAACAATCGAAAAATTGTTCTACGACGCATTCACAAACGGCACCTCAGTACCAATGACGATCAAGCCAAACGGAACAGGCGCAGCAGGCAGCACCAATCCACAGTATGCATTCAACGTGCTACCTGTGAACTGGACCCCTGTGGCCGGCGCCGTTGGTGACCTGGCAACAGCCTCAATCACCTACCCAATCGATGGCGTTGTAACCAAGACAGGAACTGGCGCCTAATTAATTCCCAACCCTTACCTGCGGAGGTAACAGAATGAAACTCGCACTCGAAGTAACAAGTGCACTCGACCACAAGAAGCGCGTCATCGTTGCTGCGTTCCCAGACTTCATCGCATTCGAAAACCGCTTCAATAGAAGCGTGGCGAAATTCGAAACAGAACTAACGCTTAACGATCTTGCATTCCTCGCATGGAACAGCGAGCATCGCACAAAGAAAACAGGACTCGACTTTGAAAGTTGGTGCAGTGAAATTGAAGCGCTAGAACTTGGCGACCAGGCGGAGGCCACGATCGTCCCTTTGGAGATCAGTCAGCCCACTGGATAATCGCGTACCTTTCCTGCGAAACAGGAATAGCACCGTCAGTGCTGCTGGCAGAAACACCCCGAACGATTTTCACGATGCTCGCTTATTTGCGATGGAAGGCCATCCAGCAAAGCAAGTAACCTGAAAGCATGGCAACAGGACTACCGCTAGGACGAGCAGGCCAGGTATCGATTGCGCCAACAGGCAACGACCCGATAGTTGTTGAAGGCATCGCAGAATTCTTACGAGCCGCTTCAAAGGCGGACGAGAACTTCAACAAGGAAATGCGCATAGCCGCCAAACAAGTCGCGCAGCTCGTAGTTGACGGAGCCAAAGTGGAAGCCTCCACAGTGACCAGGAACCGCCAGGCGGAGCAAGTGATGAAGGGCATGAAGGCCAGAAGCGACCGCATCCCAACCGTCGCCCTTTCAGCGAAGGAGGGCTTCGTTTCAGTGAGCAGACCAAACCGCCTCCGCAAACGCAAAGTGACACGTGGGGACGTTTTCTTTGGGGCGGAATTCGGAGGCGGCGCAAGGCCCACAACCCGCCAATTCTTAAGGCACCGGGGACGAAGCGGCTACTTCTTCTGGCAGACCGTCCGCAAGAAGCGCAACGAAATAGCGACGGAATACCTCAAAGCCATCCAGGACGTGCTCACCAAACTAGGCAATGATTGAACCAGCCCCCGCCTGCCAGTAAGGTAAAAGGAAGGAGGACCAATGCCCGTCTATTTCGCATCCATCAAAGCAACCCAACCAAAGCCGCTCGCAGACACGTGGGCAGAGCTCAAAGCCCTCCTTCAACACCACGAAGAAAACCCGAACAAAACAGACGGCGCCCTCTGGTCGCCAGTCGAATACTACCCAGGGACCAAACGAGGCAACAAAGGCGTCCGCTTCATCGAAGCCCTCGTCGTAGACATGGACGGCGAAGCATTCGACAACGCCAAACTCGACGGCCTGGAGTGGTTCGCATATTCCACTTATTCGCACAGCAACGAAGACCCGCACTACCACCTTGTGCTCCCATTAGCGGAACGAGTACCAGCAGGATTATGGCGGGCAGTTTGGCTGGGACTTCACCAACGCCTACAGCTCGAAGGTGACCCGCAAACCAAAGACCCAGCCCGTCTCTTCTACCTGCCACAACACGCGCCAAACCAACCGTATGAATTCCATGAAGGACACGGAGCGCTTCTCGACGCAGACTTCAACTGGCAAACAGAACACAACGTCCAATCAGGGCAAACGAGAATAGCGCGACAACCACGACAACGCAAACCACAATGCGTGATGCTTTCAGAAGAATGGTGGCACAGCGAAACAACAGCAAACCCGTGGAGCGAACTCGAAGGCAAAGCAAAATACAAGGCGATGCTAAAAGACTTCACAGCACTCATGAACCGCGTCGGAGGACCAGAGTAGAATTACGCGCATGGCTGGCTAGCGCACCTTCTTAGTTAAATTCATTTCAGACACCCTCGGCTTCAGCAAAGGCATCGCCACCGTTAGCGGACAAATGGGGTCGCTCAAGAAGGGCGTCACTGGAATGCTGCCCTCATTCAAAACGATGGCTATCTCAGGAGCCGCCGCTTTCACAGCCACAGCAGCAGCCGCATACAAAGCCGTCGAAGGTGCAGCACAAGACCAGAAGTCACAAGCCCTTCTCGCACGACAACTCAAAGCAACCACAGGCGCAACACGTGAACAGATAGGCGCCGTCGAAGACCAGATCAAAACAATGATGCTGGCAACAGGAATCACGGACGACAACCTGCGCCCAGCATTCGCACAGCTCGTACGTGCAACAGGCTCGGTAACAGAAGCCAACAACCTCATGAAACTAAGCCTCGACGTTTCAGCAGGCAGCGGTAAAGATTTGACGTCAGTCACCACAGCGCTAAGCAAAGCGGCGACGGGCAACTTCGCAGCGCTTGGCAACCTTGGAATACCGCTAAGCGACAACATCAAAAAATCCAAAGATATGAACCTGGTGACCGCTGAATTGAATAAGCAATTCGGAGGAGCAGCAGCAGTCGCAGCAGACACATTCTCAGGACGACTGCAAAGATTGAAGACAGGCTTCGGAGAAGTCGTTGAGTCAGTCGGCTACGCACTTATGCCAGCACTCGAAGGAGCGATGAGCCTCATCACAGACAAAGTGATGCCAGTGCTCAATGACTTCGGTAGCGCACTTTCAGAAGGCGGCATCGGCGGCGGCGTTCAATTCATCGCGGACAAAATCAAAGAAGGCGCACCAGATC